AACTTCCCAATGATTTATCGTTGGCAGATACAAGATGGCGCAGATCAGTGGGTACTAATAGACAAAACTGATAGCACAAGTCCAGCTGGCATTATTTTTGCAGATGCACGTTGGTCAAGATACGGAAACATAAACCCAGCAACTGGTGATCTACCAACAATCGCAGATTTAAGCAGTGCAGCCTGGGAAACAACTAATAGTAGCGGAGAAGACACTGCCTACCTAGATCTAGATGCACCTGATCCTGCATTGTATCCTGAAGGTATGTTACTGTTTAACACAAGAGCAAGTAGCTACGGTGTAAAACAATATCGTTCAAATTACTTTAGCCCAGCTAATTGGCCAGAAACGGCAGCAGATGCTGGAAGTGATATGAACACAGATCCAAATTGGCAGACTGGCGCCTGGGTAAATGTAAGTGGTGTGGATAGCCGTGGATTGCCTAATTTTGGTAGAAAAGCTCAACGTGGATTTGTAGTTGCTAAACTACAGGCAGCAATTGATGCAAGTGATGGACTACGTGAAGAATCAAATATCTTTAATATTATCTGCTGCCCAGGTTATCCTGAGCTATTAGATAATATGGTAGCTCTTAATACAGACAGAGAAGAAACAGCTTTTGTTATTGGTGACGTTCCATTACGTTTACCAGCAACTGGAACAGCTATCCAGGCCTGGGCCACAAACACCAATAGTTATGATGTTGTTGGTGAAGCAGGACTTACAGTAGCAAGTCCCTACGCTGCTGTCTATTTCCCACACGCTCAGACTAATGACTTATCTGGAAATGAAATCGTTGTACCAGCAAGTCACGTAGCTCTACGTAATATGATCAAGAGTGATAATCAGAGCTATCCTTGGTTCGCTCCAGCAGGTACACGTCGTGGACTAGTAGACAATGCTAGTGCAATTGGTTACATTGACAGTGTGACAGGAAGATTTGTAAGTGTTGGTGTAACGCAGGGACTAAGAGATGTTATGTACAATAACAAAGTTAATCCATTGTCTGTATTACCAGGCGCTGGTTTGATGGTTTATGGACAAAAAACTCTCAACCCAAATGCAAGTTCACTGGATCGTATCAATGTTGCACGTCTAGTTAACTATGTTCGCAGACAATTAACTATTGCTACAAGACCGTTCATTTTTGAACCAAACGACACTATTACACGTAATAGTGTACAAACAGTTGTTAGTGGATTCCTAGTTGATCTAGTAGCTAAACGAGGCATTTATGATTTCCTAGTAGTTTGTGACGATAGTAACAATACTGCTAGCAGAATAGCAAACAATGAACTATGGGTAGATGTACCTATACAGCCTATTAAAGCTGTTGAGTTTATCTACATTCCAATTAGATTAAAGAACCCAGGAGACCTAGAGGTATAATATGGCAAATTTAAATAATTTTACAGTACCCATTAAAGGGGAAACAGCAACACAGGGCCTATTGATGCCTAAATTAAAGTTCCGCTTTAGAGGATACTTTTACGGGTTCGGATCAGATGGCACAAATAGTAACACACTGGAAATTAGCAAACAAATTGTAACATTTGCTAGACCACAAATTACTTTTGATCCAATCGAACTACCTGTGTATAACAGCAAGGCTTACATTGCAGGTCGTCCAACTTGGAACCCAGTGAGCGTAACACTAAGAGATGATGCTGCTGGTGGTGTAGCCAAGGCGATTGCCGAGCAACTACAAAAGCAATATGATTTCTATGAGCAAGCTAGTGCCGCTAGCGGTGTAGACTACAAGTTCCGTACAGTGCTTGAAGTACTAGACGGTGGCAATGGTGTAGTAGAACCAGAAGTTCTAGAAAGCTGGGAACTATTCGGTTGCTTCCTAACAGACGTAAACTACAATGATATGGATTACGGTAGTAATGATCCAGTGACAATTACATTAAGTATTCGTTACGATAACGCTCTACAAGATGTAACACCTAGAGCGCCAGTTAAGACCAGAACAACAAGAGGTTCTGTAACCGGTGGTGCAGTGTAAAAACAATAACAGTAGCAGTAAACAAACAACCCGCGGAAGCGGGTTTTTTGTTGGCTAAATATCATTATGGGACTAGACATTGGAAGTATAACGAAAGCAGCAAGTAATCCTGCATCTTTGTTCAAGAGTGGTAATAAACCACTCAAGGGTAAAACACACCCCTACGATCACGCGACAAAGTTATATATTGCAGATGGACTAAAACTTGCTCCTAAAAACAGATATCTCTACTATGTAAGCATTAACATAGGAGTAGGAGCTCAAACAGCATCTGGTATTTTAGATAGTGTACTAGGCGGTGGCGGTGGTGTATCCAGTCTAAGCTTAATACAACAGTACGAAGCAGGAATGCTGGTAAAAAGTGTGGACCTACCTAAGTTTTCAATGGACGTTAAAACAATTAATTCTTATAATAAAAAGAATATTGTACAAACTGCCATTAAGTATGAACCAATTAGTATAACATTTCACGATGACAGTGCAGATATAGTTACTAGACTCTGGAATGATTATTATACCTATTATTACCGCGATAGCGACTACAGTAGGGAAAGCTACCAACAACATCATATCAATACTGGCATCTATGCAGGTAGAACTGACGATCGCTGGGGTTACACGATACGCAATGCAGGCTTAGAGCCTTTTTTACGTAATATTCAAATATTCAGTTTGCATAATAAAAGGTTCACTGAATACACTCTTATTAATCCCTACATCACAAGCTGGCGCCACGGCACACATAGCGCCGAGGCTGGCAATGACATAATGGAAAATCAAATGACCATTATGTATGAAACTGTAAAATATAAAACAGGTTCAGTTAATGCTATAGATGTGAACGGCTTTGGAACATTACACTATGACAACACTGCTAGTCCTATCTCCGGTGGTGGTATGTTCGGACAGATAGTGGGTGGTATAGCGGAAAGTGTGCTTGGCGGTGGTGGCGATCTAGCAAGACCGGATGGAAGTGAAAATAAAGGTAGTATATTTTCTCAAATTGCTGGTGCTGCTGGTGCCATTAATGCACTTGGTGGAGTAAATCTGGCTCAAGTAGGCGCAGGGGTACTGGGAAAAATAGGTGGAGATGCACTCAAAGGTGCAACAAACGGAATAAGTATACCTAGTTTAAGTGATGTGTTAAAAGGCGCCGGAGAAAAAATAAGTCAGTCTC